GTTTGAGTTAATTCTTGAACTGATTTTTCAAATTGTCTATTAGTAATACCGAAATCATCATCTTGCATATCTTTTGGTGCCATAGATGAATTTGCCATTTCTTCTTCTAGTTTCATTTCATCTTTAAGTTTTTCTAATCTATCTTGATATTCAGTATAAGTTTCATCATCTTTTCTTTCAGTCTCATCTGATTCTGATTCTTTATCTGAATCACTATGAGAATCTTCATTTCTCATTTGACCATCATCATCTTTATGTTCATCTGAATCTTGTTCGCCGTCAGCGTCTTCATTGTCACCACCTGACATTGAAATATCACCTTGATTCATCATTTGTTTTTTATCTTCTTTTTCTTGGTATGCAAGAATATCTTTTGCAAGTGTCATAACATCATCAAAAGTTTTGATGTTATCAACTTTTTTTACAATCTTTAATTCATCATCTGAAAATTCAATATCAAGTCTTTCTAAAGATTTAGACCTCATATTGATTTTATCTAATACTGATAATTCATTTATGTTATTATCATCTAAACCATAAAAGTTAGAATCATTAAGAACATCAAAACCTTTTTTGTAATCATTAACAACACCTGGATATGATTTTTGCATAATCTTATCAATTCTAGTATCTTCTAGAATATTGACTGCCATTCTTAATCTATCATCAGACCCAATTTCTGACCAGTCATCAACTTTAGTATGTAATGCATGACCACATTCATGAGTAATCAACATATCATAGACATGTTTATTTTTGATTTTAAATATAGGAAGTGTTAGTACTCTATTACCTACATCAAAAGAAGCAGTAGCAACATTATTGTGTTGAACAGTAATATTTTCAGTAGCAAGTAATTTTGCTAATTGAGATTTACTGTCTAAATTTAGAGTATTTTGAAAGTCAGTTTTTTTAGTGTGTTTTAATTTATTCATGTGTCCATTATATGGTATATTTAAAGCCGTGTCAAGCACTTTTCGGTAGCCCAAGTTATTGATTTATAAGGGTTTGTCAAATATATTGAAAATAATATATGCACTAAAATAGTGCATAGAGCAAAATTGTTCAATATTTGTACGATATTCATGAATGAAGCTTATCATATACGGCAATGTTTGTCAAGCTTTATTTTCACTAATTGTATAAATAGTGATATGAGTAGACCAGTAGTAAGAGTAGGTGATTTTCATGCAGGACATAAATGTGTTTCTTATCATGCTACACCATTTATATCAGGTTCTCCTAATGTATTTACCAATAATAGAGCAACTGTTAGATTTGGTGATAAGACAGCATGTACAGATATTGCAATACCATTACAAGGTAGTGTATTTGTAAATGGTAGACCAATCGCAACAATGGGTAGTCCTACATCAGGACATTTACCTTGTTTTCCACCTTCTGTTTGTGCTATGGGTTCACAAAATGTATTTGCGGCTCAAGGTGGTGTATAGTGCCTACTGTTACAGAACATGGGGTAACTTATTTTAAATCAGAATTACCTGCCCCAACAACTGTTGTAACACCTAGAGGAGAAGATACAACTGTTGATATTACAATTGAAGGTGTTACTTTAAATTTTACTAAAGATACACAAGGCGACCCAGATGTAGTCTTTAATACTGAAACATCTGTATTTCAATATGTGTCAGATGATTATATAGAAAATAATCCAGGCACTATAAATAATGTTATACAATCATATGTAGGACAATATTTTAGTGATACAGTAGAAAATCAATTTACTCAAACAGATTTAAATTTACTTAATCCAGGAGTAGGAACAAGATTTTCTAATACATCAATTACTTTTGATGATACAGACACAACCTTTGACCAAAGACTAACATAAATAATTAAATGGCAAAACAAATAATACAGTTAGGTAGTACACAAGATGACGGAACAGGTTCAACTCTCCGTGCAGGTGGTGATATTATTAATGACAACTTTTCAGAGATATATACTAAGTTAGGTGACGGTACAACTTTATCATCTGATACATTTACTTTAAACACAGGTTCTCAAACATTAACAAATAAATCTATTGATAGTGATAATAACACAATTACAAATATTGTAAATGCTGATATTAAATCAGCTGCAGCTATTGACGCTTCTAAAATTGCAAATGGTAATGTTTCAAGTACAGAATTTCAATATCTAGATGGTGTTACATCAGCAATACAAACACAAATAAATGCTAAATTAGGTCAAAATGCTTTTAGTACAAATCAAAATGGATATATGACATTTAGTAATGGATTAATAATTCAATGGGGTAGACAAGGTAGTTTATCAAATGGTTCAGCAACAGATGTAAATTTTCCAATTACATTTCCTAGTGCATGTTGGGCTGTCGCAGCTTCATGGAGTGTAATGACTAGTGGTACTCATCATTCAGCATTTCCGACAATAACTACATCTAAGTTTACAGCACATAATGTATCAGGTTCAACAAATGGATGTTATTTTATTGCAGTAGGTAATTAATATGAAGTATGCACATTTAGATGGAGAAAAAGTTTTAGGTTGGTATAGTAATGATGTGCATGATACAATACCTACACCAAATATAGAAGTGAATGATGGTGTATGGCAAAATGCATTAAATATAAATGCTAATGCATATGTTGATGGTTCATTTATACATAAAAATTTTAAAACAGATAATGAAAAGGCAAGTGAAGCTAGAGTTACTAGAAATATATTATTAGAGGAATCTGATTGGACACAATCCAGAGATGTTACTTTATCTAATGATACTGATTGGAAAACATATAGACAATCATTGAGAGATATTTCTAGTCAAGAAGATTTTCCTACAACTATAACTTGGCCTACAAAACCGGAGTAAATAATGGCATTAACAAAAAGAGGTACTAAAGGAACAGCATTAACTCATGATGAATTAGATTCTAACTTCACACATTTAGGTGGAGATGGCACATATGTAATGCCAACAACTGATGGCACAAGTGGACAAGTTATGTCCACAAATGGTAGTGGTCAAGTTTCATTTACAACATTAACAGGTGTAACTGCTACAATTGCAAATGCATATCCTGTAGGTTCAATTTATATGAACGCCACCAATGCAACAAATCCAGGAACACTATTAGGATTTGGCACATGGACTGCCTTTGGTGAAGGTCGTGTTCTTATAGGTATTGATTCTTCAGATACAGATTTTGATAGTGCAGAAGAAACAGGTGGGTCTAAAACTCATACATTATCTGTTGCTGAATTACCAGCTCATACTCATCAAATATCAGGTTTTATATCAAGAAGTGGACACTCTTATGAGAATCATCAATTCAATTCTAGATTACCTGGAGAGAACTATGATACTAATCCTAATGTATCAAATACAGGTAGTGGAAGCGCTCATAATAATGTTCAACCATATATTGTTGTCTATATGTGGAAAAGAACAGCCTAGTCTGTATAAATAGTTAGCGTTATGCCAAAATGGGACGCTACAAATACAAACGAATCTAATAGAACTAGTAGGACTTTCAAGGACCTAGATTTAGACTTTGGTTTAAATTCAGTAACTAAAGATGTAAATAAACTTACAGACGCTGAAGCTATTAAGAGAAGTGTACGAAACTTAATTAATACTAATAATTATGAAAGACCATTTAGGCCAGAGATTGGTTCGGGTATTAGAGGTTTATTATTTGAACCTATGACAGAATTAACATCACACTTTATGCGACAAAAAATATCAGAAATGTTGCAAGAGTTTGAACCTAGAATTATAGTAAAAAATATATTAGTAAGACCAGATGAAAGTAGAAATTCTTACACTTGTAAAATTATATTTACTATAATAGGAACACTTGAACCAGTAGTAGTAGAAACTTTTTTAGAGAGATTAAGATAAAATGACAAATGCAATTAGTAATAGATTAGATGTTTCTGAATTAGATTATGATGGTATAAGAGATAATCTAAAAACATATTTAAGTAATCAAGCAGAATTTTCAGATTATAATTTTGAAGGTTCAGGTATGTCTGTATTATTAGATTTATTAGCATACAATACACATTACTTATCTTACAATGCTAATATGTTATCAAACGAATTATATTTAGATAGTGCAGATATTCGTAAGAATGTTGTTGCATTAGCAAAACAATTAGGTTATACACCTACTTCAGTAGTATCACCATCAGCAACAATTGATGTAACAGTTAGTAATGTTCCAACTACAACTGCTTCAATTACAATGGTAAAGGGAACTACTTTCACTACTACTATTAATCAAATAACTTATGATTTTTTAACAAACGAAGATATAACAGCTACACCTACTGATGGTGTTTATAAATTTTCAAATGTAAAAATTTATGAAGGCACAGCAGTTACATTTCAATATACAGTAGATTCTTCAGATGTAGACCAAAAATTTATTATTCCTAATAATCAAGCAGACACAACTACATTAAAAGTTAAAGTACAAAATTCATCAAGTGATAGTACAACTAACACTTATACAAAATCACAAACACTAACAGAATTAAATTCAACATCAAAAGTTTATTTCTTACAAGAACAAGGTGATGGTAGATTTGAAGTCTATTTCGGTGATGGTGTTTTAGGTAAAGCTCTTGAAGATGGAAATATTGTTAAATTAGAATATATTGTAACTAACATGAGACAAGCTAACGGCGCTTCATCATTTACTTTAGGTAGCACAGTAGGTGGATTTACAGATGTTTCAATTGCAACAGTATCAAATGCACAAGGTGGAAGTGTTGCACAATCAAATAACTCAATTAGATTTAATGCCCCTTTACAATATCAATCACAAAATAGAGCAGTTACAGTTAAAGACTATGAAACTTTAACACAAACTTTTTATCCTAATGCAGAATCAATAAGTGCATATGGTGGAGAGGATGCTGAAACTCCTGTTTATGGTTCAGTTTATATTGGTGTTGTTCCAAAATCAGGTTCAACTTTAACAGAGGCAACAAAACAAAATATTGTAGATAACTTAAAAAAATATAATGTTGCTTCAGTAACACCTGTAATTGTAACACCGGAAACAACTTCTATAATCTTAACATCAAATGTTAAGTATAATGAAAATGCAACAACTAAAACAGGTGATACAATAAGGTCAAATGTTATAACTTCAATTACAAATTATAGTGCAACTAATTTACAAAAGTTTGAAGGTTTATTTAGATACTCACAATTAATACAAGATATAGATGATACAGATACATCTATATTATCAAACATAACAACTTTAAAAATTAGAAAAGATTTTACACCTACAATAGATAGTGCAATAACATATCAAGTTTATTTTAGAAATGCATTATACAATCCTCATTCAGGTCATAATACAACTGCCGGTGGTATTTTAGAATCATCAGGATTTAAAATACAAGGTAATGATAACGAAATGTTTGTAAATGATGACGGTCAAGGAAATGTTAGAATGTATTACTTAGTAAGTGGTGTTAAGACTTATGAAAATAATACACAAGGTACAATTAATTATACAACAGGACAAATTACTTTAACATCATTAAATATTGCTTCAATATCAAATATTAGAGGTAGTGCTTCAACTGTTATAGAACTTACAGTTAAACCAAATTCAAATGATGTTATACCAGTAAGAGACCAAATATTACAAATAGATGTTGCTAATTCACAAGTGGTAGTAGAGACAGATTCTTTTGCAAGTGGTACATCAGATGGTGGAACAACTTATACAACCACATCTAGTTACTAATGGCAAAATTTA